GCAGTAATGGTTGAGTTTTACTAAGTCTGTATGGTGATACTTAGTGTCTCTATCTTACCTTGAGCCATAAATGGGTAAGCCCCTAAAGAGAAGAGCTAGGAGAAATCTTAGCTCTTTTTTATTGACAAACATAAAATAAGGTATATAATAAAATTATGAGTAGAAAAGGAGAAAGAAATGGGTTGTGAAATTTGTGTGATTGCACAAAAAAGAGTAAATAATGAATGGGAAGATATCAAAGGAAGTTTTCTTCAAGATCAAAATTATGGTGTGTTTGGATTTCTTGCTAATGTGAGAAATTATTCAGGAATAACACCAATTTCTAAACCCAGAAAACTTCCTACTGATTATAAATTTGAAAAGAATGTGCATCGTTTCTGGCGCACCAAATCTTGGCTATTACTTTCTGAATTATCTTCATTTGATTACGACCAAATGATGGAAGATCGCAGGGTGGAAAGACTTGTAGATGGGTTATTGAATGGAGGATGCACACGTAAACCTGGAGAAGGTAAAATTATGACTTATAGAGAATTTTTTGGTAAAGAATTTTTTAAAGATTTGAAAAGATTAAAATATAAAGGAGCAGAACGTATTGTATTTGGGTTTAGTGAATGATGGTTATTTAAAGTGAAAATTATAGCTTTTTGCTTTTTCTACTAGCAGCCATCTTTTCTCTAAAAGACGGATCAGCCCATAAAGCTTTTCTGGCTTTTGATTGTTTGGCGCGACTTTCTTCTGTTGGGATAGTAAATTGTTTTCCTTTGTTGGCTTCAGATTGTTTACGTCGAGATTCTTCTGTGGATGCGTGCCCTTTTCTTTCACCAGAAGCCCATTGTTTTGTAAGCCTTTGAGAATTTTCTTCTTTCCATTCTTCTGTATGTAGGCGACCCTTTTGTGAATTTAAAAGACGTTGATAAGATTCTTCTGTATAAGTTTTCTTAACTCCTTTGGTTGCGATTATGATTTTCTGACGAGTTTCTTCTGTGCATGGACCAGTTGATTTTCCTTTTTTAGCAGCAGAAATTTTTTGACCCATTGTTTTAATGTGTTCGGGATATTTTAACCAAATTTCGTTGCTGGTTGTTCTTAAATTATAATATCTAAGTTTTATCTCTTCTGGTTTTATCATTTTCAACCAACGAAACTCTTCCTCGTAAAGATTTGGGCGAAATTCAATATTTGATTTTAATATTCGACGCTTGAAATCTTGGGGACGCCGTTTGTAAGCTTGCATCATCCATGTTGATGAACAAACATATCCATCATCTTCGTAACCCCAATGCGCCCCTATATAATAACGCTTGTGTTTTCTATCAAACCAAATATAAATGAACCCATTCTTTTTCTTCTTTTCATTAAACATAAAAATACTCCCTTAAAGTTGCCTCTAGGGAGTATTTATTGTTTGTAAATGGGTATTTACTTAAAATCCAATCCTTTTTATATACTTTTCTGATATTTCACAGATAAAGTATATAAATTACATCAAATTTCTTACCAAAATTCTGTTGTAAAATAGATTACTATCCTGAACAAGAGCGCCCTGACCTACTGTTAGGCCCTGTGCGAATGGATTGGCTACCATTCCATAACGAGTTTTAAAAGCGATCTTAGGCTGTAGAGTGTTTGGATCAATAGCCTTTAGAAGCTGTAGAGGAACGTATGGGCAATAGAATAGACCAGCGTCGAATGCAGTCTGCCCCTTATAGCCAATAGTCATATAGTCACCAGTTGAATAAGGATCAATATAAACCTTATAACGACCGTTTAGAACACCAGCGAATGTATTTCCAGTGTCGTCAATCTCTAGCTGATTGCCATCAAGACGTGGGGTAAACTGAAGAACACCAGCCGCCTGTAGAGCAGATGCAACGTTTGAAGAGCAGATTAGGAAGTTGCCTTTACCACGACGGGTGTTCTTGGCAATTGCGTTAGCTTCTAGGTCTAGACGGAACATAAGACCCTTAAACTTTTCAATCATCCAACGACCATCTGAGTCAAGATCAAGGTCGAATACACCAGTTGAAGTTGTACCAGCCTGGGCACCAACAGAAGCGGTTACGTTAATTGTACGTACTACTTCACGGTTAATGTCTGCTAGAAGTTCTGCTGAGAGGAAGTCTGAAAGTAGTGATTCAGCATCGAGACCATGAACAGCGCGTAAGTCCTGTGCAAGTTCGATTGAATATTCTGCCTTTAGGCCACGTTCCTTAGCATTGACTGTAGTCTTTTCGATAGAGATGGCGATTTCAGGGAATACTGAGTTGCCGAATCCAAGACCTTCGCCTGTTGCCGTGTTCATACCACCAGCGAAGTTATAGGTAGCATTACCAGCGTTGTTAGAAATACCTGGAAGACCACTTAGATTACCAGCAGCACCACCAACAGCGGTTGAGTTAGTATAACCAGCAGCATTAGCAGTTACGTTAGCGCCTGGGAATGAAGACCAGCCAGTATTTACTTCATTATAGAAGTTTTCTGTACCTGTCTGTGTGCCATAACGTGAACGTAGAGCGAAGATAAGGCCAGTTGGACCAGTCATTGGCTGAACGCCGCAAATGTCATAGGCAATTAGGTTAGGCATAGTACGTCTAACTAGAGAGATAAGAATAGGATCGAAGGTATCGATTGCCCCTGAACCTGATGTTGAAGATGAAGCACCCATAACGTTGGTTGGGAATTCTTCGGAAAGCAGGCCAAAGTTCATGCCCATATTCTTCGCTTCCTGAATAGCGTTTCTTGTATTCTCAAGAAGACGTGCTGTTACAGTCTTGCGGTAGTTTCCTTTAATAGGAGACAAATCTTTGTGCTCTAAAATTGGACTCCACTTTTCTGTAAGAGTTTCAGAAGGTGACTTACCTACAACATTAACCATTTTTTTATTTCTCCTTTTTATATTCTGTTTTTATTTATTATTTTGGTTTTTTTAACGATTACTGAAGCTGTTGTTAACCTTCATAGATTCAGCAAGTCTTTGCATATCTGGATCAACATGTGTTTCTGTTACTTCTCCAACAGTTTCAACATTTTCTGTTAGAATATTAGATGGTTTTGCTGTCTTGGTAATGAAACCTTCTTTGACAGTAAGAACCTTTTTCTTAAATGATTCTTCGTTGTCAAATTCTAGGGATTCAGTAAGTGTCTTTAACTTCTGACCTTGTGGGAGAGTAAGTCCAAGGGTTGCTTCAGAAACGATCTTATCCTTCTGATAACCTTTAATTACCTTATCCTTTTCAATGCTTTCATTGACCGTCTTATTAAGGTCTTCTTTTGACTTATTATAATCAGCAACTAGACTTTCATATACGTCTACTCTTTCGTCTGGAACATCAATATAATGTTCCTGGAATAGATTCTTTAGGCCATCAAGAAATTCTTCTACTAGAGATGACTTAAGCGAAGACTCAATAGCTACTTCGTTTTCTGTTAGCCATTCTTCTGTTACATGGTTGAAGTAGCCATCAATAGTTTCGATTAGTTCTTCTGTGACCTTTTCAAGAGATTCATCAAGCTTATTATCAAAATCTTCCTGAATTCTAACAACTTCTTCTGTAAGTCTTAGAGCGACTGATGATTCAAAAAGAGTTGTAAGTTTAGTCTTGAATTCTTCTGTTAGTTCTGACTCGCCGAAAAGTGTATCCATCTCTTCTTTTTGAAGTTTAACTGATTCGCCAATTGCGGCTGATGGTTTCATGCGAATAGAAGCCTGATTGCCTTCAGCATTCTTGGCTACACCAGCACGTTCAGCTTCACCACCAATTAGAGACTGCTGATCATTGAAGATTCTAGTAAGAGTTTCTACGTCTACATCAGCAAGTCCACCAACAATGGCGCGAATCCAGTCTAGTTTAGTCTTTGGATTGCCATCAGCGTCGCCTACAGTAGCGTCGCCTGTTGTGTGCATCTTAATAGAAGCCTGAGCAGGGGTTTCGCCTTCTACAACTTCTTCTTCATCCACTTCTACTTTATGATCAGGAAAATCCCAACGTCCCATGGATTTAGTGTCAATTTTTTTTTGATGCCCTCGCTTGTCGGCCAGGGAAGAAATAGTATTAGTATATTTTGCTAAAAGACTTTTGGAAAGTTCATTGACTTCTACTTCTTCAACATCATAATTGTCTGTTTCTAGAAGAGAACCTAATTCTTCATTAGTTAACTTCTGAGTTTCTTCGTTTTCCCAAACAATAGAAACTTCGTTTTCATTAATATTTGTAACCACGCCATTAAGGTTATTTTCCTTATCGGTAATTACATATACTGTTGTTTTATCTGACATTATTTTCTCCTAGAATTGTTTCTTCAATATATTTATTATAATAATTCTTTAGATGCCGAGTGCAGTCCAATAAACGTATGCGTTTGCAGCAGTATTACATGCTAAGGTAATCTTGGTTGTGTTAGCAGTAAGTACGCTTACAGAGGAAGCATTAGAATTGGATGCTACAGATACAGAAAATAGATTGACTGCATAAGCATTACCAAAAGTAATGACTGTACCAACTAGATTAGCATTTGATGAACCGTAGTTCATGATAACGCCTTCTGGAAGTGTAATGTATCCTGAAAGAGCATTTGCTGTATTGGCATTACCGAAATCGACAAGAGTGTTGGCTCCTACGACCTGGATAATTCCGTTTGTTCCGGCTGTGTTGCCTTCTAGAATTAGAAATTGTGCGGCTGTATCAATATTAGGCATTTTAGGTTTCTCCTTTTATTTGGTTGTTAGATCACATTCCCCATGCTTGCCAGTAGCAAAACACGTTGGTTGTTGTGTTTGAGGTGATAGTTACTTTTGTGGTATTGGCTG